GCGGTGTGTTCGGGTGACGGGCCGCCGGGTTGGTTGCATCCGTCGCAATCGGGGTCGTAGCCGCGTGGGCCGTCGAGCATTCGGGTGGCGACGTCGAGGGCGGTGCGCTCGCGCTCGTGGTGGCAGTCGTCGCAGCGGCACGCGTGGCGGCCGAGGTGGTCCGCCGGTGTCGGCATCGGGGCCATCCACCACGTGCCGACCGGAATGTTGCCGGGATCGAGCCGGTGGCGGCCGCCGTTGGGCTGTTCGGGCACGTACCGGGCACCGGCGTCGAGCCACGGGTCGAACAGTTCCCAATGTGCTTGGTGCAGAGCCAATTTCAGCGTGTCATCGTCGGCCAGCGCCGCGAGGACGTCGGCAACTGGCGTGATCCGGAGCGTTGCGGCGTCGGTATCGCACGACCACGGCGATTGATCGGCGTCGAGCTGGTCGCCGAACCACTCGCTCGCGTCGGGGAGCTCGACGGGGGCCATGGCGTCGATGCCGAGGGCCGACAGCATCGCGTAGGCGATCCGGGCGTGCAGCTCGAACAGGCGTGGGCCGGGGTAGGTGCCGGCGAGGTGCGCCAGGGCCATTTCGAGGTTGCTAGTTGGGCCACGCGAAGTAGACGCGTTCACCGAGTAGGGCGAGACGCTCGTCGGCGGCATCGTCGTCCTGTCGGTCAGGGTGTAGGGCAGGGCGTTGGTCATCTCGGGTCCCGTCTCCTCGTTGCTTGTTGCACCTGTCGTGCATGAGGCGGTCTGCGTGGTTGCCGGAAGTGCCGTGGCTCGCGCGGCTCTTGCTGTGTTCGGCGTGCAGCGGTTTGCCGTCCCAGTTGCGCGTGGGGTCGCGGTACATGGGGCGGCCGCACCACCAACAGCAAGTGCCGTCGATGTGCCGCAGCAGCAGCCGGTCGCGGTGCAGTTGGTGGTCCCAACCGAGGCCCTTTTGCGTGGTCGTCTTGGACGGCCGGGGCGTTGAGTTGGGCATACCGCTGATTCTGAGAACCCCAACAGACAGGCGGCCGGAATCGCGGCGACTTCACTGTTTGAAACAGTGCACCTTCAGTACTCGAAACAGTTGCACTTCACTGCACGATGCAGTAAAGTAATTCATGTCAGCAACCGAACAACCAAGGGAGATGGTGAATTTGACAGAAAGCCGATGGGCGCTAGTGGTAGCGATCCTCACCCTGATGGTCAACATCTGGATGGCGATTCAAAACCGCAAACCTAAGCCCAGACGCAAGCGCCGATGCCGATTCGGCAAACCGGGACGTCACCGCCGGTAGCGAGGTGACACCGGGAGCCCCCGCCGAGTGAGGCGGCGGGGGTTTCCCGGCCACCTACCAAGATACGGACCCTGATAGGAGAATGACCAGCATGAACACCTTGCGGCGAAACTATGACCTCGTCGCGACAGCCAGCACCGGTGCCGCGCTGTTCGCGCTCGATACGACCATCGGCCTGCCGTGGCCCGTGTGGGCCGTGTGGGGCGCGATCGTGGTTGCCCAGCTCGGCAACCGGGTGCGCAACGGGTGGGCGCGGTGAAGCAACCACGCCGTTACCTGAATCTGGCCCAAGTCGAGCAGCGTCTCGGCTTGGGCCGCGGCGCGCTGTCCACGGCCAAGATGCCCACGGCGGACGTCGTCATTGGGCCGGTGAATGAGGACGGCACCCTACCGCGCGGCACACAACGCGGCTGGGCGGAATCGACCATCGACAAGTGGGCACCGACCCGGCCGGGCCGCGGCGCACGCACCGACCTACACGCCTAGGTCGGTCGGCGAGGCGGACGCCTTCCGTTTGACGTCCAGATAGGCGCGCAGTGATCCGGCCTCGTCGAGGCCCACCGAGTGATCGCGGCACACCGAATACCCGGCCACCACGGTTTCAGCACGGCGCTTCATGTCGCCGAGGTTCACACACACGCAGCAGTGAATCGGGTTGAGCTCATCAGGGTTGATGTTGAGCCCTGGCAGCTTCATTCGACGCGCCCCTCGACGCCGGTACTGGCCCCGAGGCACATGCTTGAGCACGCCCCCAGTGGTTCGGCCAGGTAGCCGTACGGCTCGACCGCGCAGCGGTGCCTTCCGGCGTAGGGGCCGCTGGTGTGTGTGCAGTAGCCCGACGCGGTGTCCTCGATGGCCTCGCCGCAGTGCTTGCAGGTCCCGGCGACCTCGGCAATGTGGTCGGCGTAGTCCTCCCAGCTGCACCCGCTGGCATTGCAGCCCTCGGCGCCGCAATGCCAGTCGGGGCCGCCCCACTCGTCGCTGCACGGGTGCTCGACGAGCAGTGCCCGGATATCGGCGCTCACCGGTCACGCCGCCATTCGACTACGGGGATGATGATGCTGCCCCACGCGATCCCGACGACCAGGGCGCCGATCCCGACGACCAGGGTCGGGTCGGCGCCCATGCGGCAGAGAGCCATCCCGACGCTGGTGACCGATGCCGTGAGGCCGATGCACGCGACGACCATCGCAACGATGGCGTGGGTTTGGGCGGTCATCGGTTGCGGCGAATGTCGTCGGGTGCGGCCCGGAACACCAGAGACACGCAACGGGAGCCCAGAACGGCGTAGACGCCGATCGCGTGGCCACACACTCGGTTGACTCCGGCCCGCCAACCGGGATCCGCTACTCGATAGATGTGCGCCCGCGCCCGGCTCATCGGTTACCTCGGATATCGGCCCACACTAGGCGCGCGACGAACTGGCCGACGAGCACTGTCGGGATAGCGACGATCGCGACGCCGCCGGCCCTGGTCTCGACCAGGCCGGCCAGTGCGCACACCGCAGCGACGCCCATGAAGAACAGCGCGGCGGCGGCCACCATGATGACACCGGCGAGTACGGCAGTTGTCTTGTCTGACATCAGTTTTCAACTCTCGTTAGTTCGGACGGTTTGTAGGAACGCAGCGCGTCGGGCAGGCGTTTGGCGGCGTCGGGGTGGTTGGCGCCAACGTCGAGCTTCACCTCGGCGGTTGGGAACACGTGCCGCACCCGGTACACCCGTTTGCCGGTGCCAATTCGCACCAGATCGCCTATGCGGAATCTCATGGCGACGTCAGCTGACCGCGTCGCGGAGTTCATCCAACGCCTTGCGCGCGTCGTCGAATGAGTCCTCGTCTGCAATGACGATCACCCGACGGCTGTCGGCGTATCGGTATGCGGTGGCCTTACCGACCTGCGCTGTCAGTTTGTGCGCTGATTGCTTGATCATCGGCCGGCCCACGGGTCGCGGTGCTTGCCGTGCGCGTCGCGCGCGGACAGCTCGGGGGTGTCGGTGAACTCGTCGCCGCAGTTGCACACGATTCGCTCGCCCTCGCCCTCGGTGATGATCGTTTGATAGATGCTGTGCAGGGCGTGGCCGTTGGCGATTGCCTCGACGGTCTCCGTGGCGGCGTGGCGGCCGCCGCTGGGCTCGGGGTTCTGTGGGACGACTGCCCACGCGTGGCCGCCGCCGGTCATGGGGATGCGGCGCAGCGATTCGACGGGCACGCCGATCTGTGCGGCGAGCTCCTCGGGCATCGCGTCGGTGTTGTAGGTGCCGCCGATGTCCTCGGGGGCCTTGCCGAGCTCGGCGGCGACGTCGGCGCGGGTGCGGCCGGGCAGCTGCGCGGCGAGCTCCTCGCGGGAGTACTCGCGGTCCTCGGCAGGTATCCACAGCTCACCAGGCGGGCCCGGGGCGACGAATTGGGGGCCGTCTGGGCCGCCGATGACCATCGGCGGGCCGTCGGGGATGATCGCGCGTGCCCGGCCCCGTGCGGCCCGCCTGGCGGCATGTAGGGCCCGTTCGGCGTCGGCGATCGACGCCGTCGACTGGTTGGCGTTCTCGGTCGCGGATTGCTGTTGGTCGAACATCTCGCGCAACGCGTATCGGCCGGTCTGCTGGACCCGGGGCGAATGGTCGGTCTGTTCGGCGGCGGCCAAGCTGATTCGGCACGTCTCGCCGAGTGCGCCGCGGACCTGGCGCAGCACCTCGACAAGGTAGGGCAGCTGCTCGTCTGTGGCCTTGAGTGTCGTTGTGGCGGTGAAGATGTCGTTACCGTCGGCGTTGGCGATGTCCGGGATCGCGATATCGGCGACGTAGAACGTGCCCGGCCGCATCATAAAGTCGTCCCACAGGTCGCCGTGGGAGATTTCGGGGGTGTCCAGGGTGGCCAGGTCGACCCGGGCCGGACGGCGGGTGTTGTGGCCGATCTGCGCGGCCTGCGCGGCCTGCGCGGCCTCGCGTCGGCGGGCCTTGGCTAGCAGCTCCTCGGCCTCGGAAACGCTGATTGGTGCATGTCTGCGGTTGGTTTTCTTGCCCACATGCTCAGTGTGGAAACCCCAACAGACAGGCCCGGGGTGGTTGCAGTGGGCGCAGGTACGAACTCCGTGCGATCCGCGCCATCATGGCCCGCCCTTGCCTGCCGAGAACGGAAACCGTGGTATCCGGTGAACAGGTTTGACGCCCACTGCGCCGCCGACGCTATGCAGTCGCGGCGGCGATAGATACCTCGTCGAGCTCGAACGCCCCGCAGCGGCAGAACTCGGTGCGCTCGTGCACGGCCAGGACGGCGACGCACGGGCCGGCAGGGTGCTCGTCGCGGGGGTGCCCGCAGCGGCACAGTTCGGACGGATCGGTCATAGCGGCAGCGGGCAATACCGCTGGGCGCACCGCCACGGACTCATGCAGCACTGGCCGTTGGCTACGCGTTGCCCCCAGAGCTCGGCGCGCGCCTCGGCGAGGTCGTCCAGCGTGTAGCCGGACGTCTTGAGGTAGCCGTTTCCGGCGGCCGCGACGTCACGTAGCCATCGGCCGATCGCGGGCCAGGGATCGAGTTGCTCCTCACACGTGCGGGCCAGCCTCAGCAGGTCCGCAGCGGTGCAATCGGGAAACCCGACATTGCCCAACCGCAGCACCCGGTACGGCGGCGGTTCGAGCAGGTCAGGCCGTTCGAATGCTCGGGCCGCTGCGGCCGCTCGAATTCGCAAGTCTTGCAATCGGTTTCGGATTGTCATAGTCGTTTTTGTCCTCATGTTCGGGCGTGTACTCGGTACACTCACAGCGAGCCAGGACGTGCGGGCCGGCGGCGGCGTCGCAGCTGGTGCACGCGAGGCACCCGGCGGTTGCGGTCCATTCCGAATGTTGCTTGCGGGTGTGCCCGCATCGGCAGCGTGGTGCTGGCGTCACTCGTGGGCCATGCCCTGGTGCTGGCCGGTGCCGAGGCACTTGGGGCAGCTGATCGGGATTGATCCCATCTCGGCCGATCCGGCCATGCCGACGGTGCCGCGGCCGCCGCATGCCGGGCACGGCCGCACGTCGGCCCAGCGGCCCGTTTCGGGGTCGATGCCGGCCAGTCGCAGAATCTCCTCGTCTGCGCGCTGCGAGGCCCGGAACCATTCGACCAGCGGCACGCATTCGATGGTCCACATGCCGACCAAGGGGTCGCGGTGCGCCGCGACGGGCAGCCAGAGCAGCTCGGTCGTCTTGTCGATCTTGATGGCAATGTTGCCGATGTCGCGGGCCAGTGGCTCGATCGAGAGGTCGCCGGGGTGCTCGTTGCCCGACCCGATCAGCGCGAGCCCGTCGAGGGTCTTCTCGCTGACCTCGCCGCCGCGGTTCGCCCGGAATGTGACCGGGCGCCGGATCGCTTGCTGGGCAACGGTATAGCCCATTTCGTTCCACGTGCCGCGCTGCATCGCACGCACCAGGACCATGCGCAGGTCGTTACTGCTCATCGCGCCACTCCGCACTCTCGCTGGTGTAGTACCGCTGTAGCCGGCCGCCGCCGGGGCATGTTGTGAGCGCCTCGCGGGCCTCGGCCTCGACCGACGTCTCGCACCACACCTGGCGCTGGCCGGCGAGGTCGTGACCGTCGGGCCACACCCTGCCGTCGGCATAGATCACCCGCCACCACCTACCCGGTTTCCACTCCTCGCCCGCCATGATCGCGTCGGCGAGCTCGGCTAGATCGCCATCGGTGAACGTCTCGTATGCCGCGTTGTAGCGCACGTGGGTCTCCGCACACAGCAGCCGCATTTTGAGCGTGTCGATTACGTGTTGCCGGTTCATTCGTTCGATCCTGCCTCGGGCGCAAACAGCGGGTTTGGGGGCAGCGTGACCACGGTCATGAATTCGGACTCCGGGCGTGCCTCGATGTCGCCGTTTTCGTCGACGCGCATCCGGCCGGACCAGACCCGGCCACGCTCGGGGTAGTCGAGTGTCGCGAGGGTCCAGCCCTCGCGCTCGGCCAGGACGTCGAGCAGCGGCCGGCGGTCCTCGGGTGGCTCGGTGTCGTTGCTCCACACGAACTCGACGGTCTTGCCGTCCCACAAGCGCAGGTGTCCGCCGCCGTTGGTGATCTGCTCGGCGAGCGTGGGGGTGGTGTCAGTCATCGGTTGATACCTCTCGGTTGGTGGTTAGGTTTCGTCTCGTTTGCGGCCGCGCTCGCGTGGTGTCTTGCCGCCCCAGATGCCGTTGTAGTCGCCGAGCTGGTCGCCGTGGTCCTCGCACGCCTGGCGGACGGGGCAGCGCCGGCAGATGCTCTTTGCCTCGGCGATGATGATTCGCCGACGCCGCTCGGACTGTGAGCGTTTGATCTTGGCGTTCGACCGGGCCGGCGGGGGAAACCAGATATCCGGCCGCGGGTGGCCCTTGCACGCGGCCCGTGTTTTCCACTCCTGGTCGAGCTCGCCGAGGATGATCCGCACCATTCGGGCGCGGGTCTTGCCGGCGACGCCGACGAGCCCCGGCGGGCGGACGTGATTGGTTTCGCCCACTAGGCGGCGACCTCCCAAATCTGGATCAGCCAACGCAATGCCGCGATGGCCTGCTGTGGGCACACACCGTTGCCAATGAGCCGAAGCTGGTCGTTACGGCTGACCCCGGGCACTGCGGTGACCCACCCGGCCGGCCAGCCCTGCATCCACTCGGGGAACGGCGGCGCGAGGCGTGGATTGCCCTTGGCGTTCGGTTCGGTCGGCGCTGGCGCTGGACGGGTTCGCTCCTCCCACCGGCGGATAGCTGGCTCGTACTTGCCCCAGCGAGTGCCGGGCTCACGCGTCGCACGGGCGACCGTCGTGACGAGGTCGTCACCGCCCGAACCATCGCGGTTAGCACGGGCGAAATCAGCGCCGCGGTCGCCGTCAGCGGCCGCAGGGGTCGGTAGCAGCGCACCGGGGAGGTCCATGCCGCCGTCTCGATTCGGGTTGGAGCCCTTGCCATCCCGTGCGGTCGGTGTCGGCAGCAGGTCGCCGTTGCCGTAGGCCCGCGCAACGCCCGGCAGCAGCAGCTCATGTGAGCGGGTCCCGGATCGTGTGGCGTGGCCACCCTCGGCATCGGCCACGCTGGGCGTGGGTAGCAACTCGCCACCGGTTGCGAGTAGGCCGTTCTCGACGAGAATCTGTAGATCAGTGACTCGGACTCGGCCGGGTTTCTTTCGTAGATGGTTCTCCGGGGTATTCGCGCTCGGGTGTGCGACGGGCGTAGGCAGCAGCAGGGCTACGGATTCAGGTGCGCCCCCAGCACTTCCGCGAGCGATCCCATCCCACTCGCCACGTGCTGGCGCGCAGCTGGTGCGGTCATCGAGGCATGGCCGTCCGCCGCCCTCGGCGTCGGCAGCATCGTCGGTGTTGGTAGCAACAGCGAGGATGAAAACCCTGAATCGCTCGTGTGGGGCACCGACGCTGGCAGCGGAAACAGTGACCCACTGCGCGTCATACCCGAGGTCGGCCAGGTCACCGAGTACGGCTCCAGCTGCTCGGAGAACAGGTCCATCTGTTCCCCCTCCCACAACTGCGTTGTCGGGTTCCATTGCGCGATGTGCTTGTGCACTGAGCAGTCCTCTCACGTTCTCAATGACGACAGCCTTAGGGCGAAGTGCCGCAATAGCTTTGGCGAACATCGCCCACAGACCCGATCGGGTCCCATCGGCGATGCCAGCACGCAGGCCGGCGGCACTGACGTCCTGGCAAGGGAACCCGCCGATCAAGATGTCGACCGACTCAACGGCCGACCAGTCGACGGCGCTGATGTCGCCGAGGTTCGGCACGCCGGGAAACCGGTGCTCGAGTACTTTGACAGCCGCGTTCGGGCGTAGCTTGCCGTTCTTGTCTTCGAGCCACTCGATTTCGCAGTGCCAGGCGACGCGGCCGCCGAACACGTGCAGGACGGCGAGGTCGAGTCCGCCCGCGCCGGAAAACAGCGAGCCGATCCGGGGCCCCTTCACAGGGTCACCGCCAGTACACACAGGGCGAATGCGATAGCTGCCGTGCCGATACCGGCGATCAGGAACCATCCGCGGGCTGTCTCGAACGCGCCCATGATCGCCTGCGCGATGACGAGGTCGACGAGTGTCCGCCGGTGGGGTCGCGGGAGCTTCACAGGGTCACCGCCGGCCATGTGCCGACCGCTGCGACGTTCTCGATGTGCCGGCGGCGGATATCCCACGGCACGGGCCACTTCTGGCCGAGTACTCCCATCTCGCAGAGGCCGAGGGCGTCGGCCTGGTCGTGGTTGGCGATGAATCGGTTTGGGTTGTCGAGGTAGCCGGTCCAGCGGATCCGGGTCTCGCCGAGCACCAGGCGCTTGCCGGCGTCCCCGGACGGTGGTTTGACGCCGCAGGCGAACAGGGCCCGGTGCATCGGGTTGACGATGACGATGGGGATGCGGCGGGCCCGCAGCGCCGCGTACACCGACCAATGCAGCCCCGCCCGGTCGTAGTAGCTGGGCATCATCGCCATGCCGTATGCGGGCCCCTCGATGGCCGCAAACCGGATATCGGCGCCAGCGGCGATGGCAGAGTCGACGTAGCCGATCACGCCGCGCAGCTGGCGCACCAGGCGCTCGCACCGTTCATCCCATGTCGCGTCATCGGAACCCGCTGCACCGATGTGTGTCAGCAGCGAGGGCCAGAACTGTTGCCGCGCAGGGTCGAGCGACGAGACGGCGATCCCGGCCCGGGTGAGCGACAAGTCCAGGCCGAGGACCGACGGCCGGCGGGCGTCATGCGCGTCGCGGGCGTGGTGGCGTGCCCACTGCGCGAGCTCGCGCGGACTGCCGTCGTTCCACTCCCCGCACTGCTCGCACTTGGCGGAACTGGCCTCGGTGGTCGTGATACCGCCTGCCGCGTCGAACGCTGCGGCACCGGGGGCGATGGGGTCAACGGTCCTCACTGGGCGGACTCGATCCGCCGGGCGAGTTCACGCTCGAGGATTACGAGCCGCTCGACCACGTAGGCGGCCAACGCGACGGCGTGCAGCTCACCGAGGTGGGCCTCGCCGCCGGGCAGGTGCCGCAGCATGAGCCCGGTGCGCGCGCACGGGTGTGGTTCGCCGTCGTGTGCCTCGGCGATGTGCTCGCGGTAGAGCTTGCGGTCTGTGTCGAGCCAGTCGCGTAGCTGGGCGTTCTGCTGGTCGATGATGGCCCCGATGTGCGGGGGAATCTGCATCTCGGGCATCAGCGGCCGCCGTCCAGCACGGTGAGCCCGCCCGGGTAGACCACGGTGCCGCCCTGTGGCGCCATGGTCGCGGCGCTGTCTGGCGGCGGTGTGCCTAGCGAGGGGTGCCAGCCGGTGGCGCGCTCGATGCGGTTCACGCGGGCGAGCAGCTGGTCGAGGGCCGCCATCTGCTGTGCAGCGTTGAAAGCTGCGGTCAGACTGTGCGACCGGGCGACCTCGGTGCCCCGCGGCGACGTCACCACGTACTCGGGGCGCATGGACTCCTGGCGCATCCAACCCCACGCTGCGATCTGCACCGGATCACGCGGGGCCTGCGTGACCCGCCAGACCGCCGGCCGCGATTGGTACCGCTGGCAGTCGCACCGCAGGCACGGCGGGAGTCGGAACGCGTCGCGTGGCTCGGGCAGCTGCCTAGCGAGGTCGGGCGTCGGCGGCGGCTGGTGCGCGTTGAGCGAGTGCCCGCAGCGGCAGCGCATCGTGCGCCGGTCGAGCTCGGGTGTGCGCGAGTAGTCGATATGCCGGTCGGCGGCGGCACGTTCCTCGGTGGTGATCATGTGGCGGCGGATCCTCTCTTGGTGGCGGTGGTTATCCGGATCGTGTGAGCCGGAAGGTGATTGAGCACGGGGCGACCGGGCTCGCCTACCCGGATGCACGGGGAGTCAGGTGGCTCCTCGCACGCCGGGCAGGTGATCGTTAGGGCGAGGTGGTGCTGGCGGACGAGTTCGGGATCGCCTCGCCAGTCCCGCCGGCCGCGGGTCTGGTCTCGGTAGTGGTGTTCGGTCACCGCGGGCCCCTATCGCTGACATGCGTTGCGTGGCCGGTGATGTGACGAACTACTAAGCGGAATAGGGCGGGCTTGCTGTGACCTCCCAGGGCCGACCTCCCAATTGACCGCTCACCCTCGTCACACCAGGCCGAATAGCCCCTCGTCCCGATGGACGAGCGGCAATCCGATTCACCAACAACGAGATTCGCGAGGTCTGTTGTTGGCCACCCGCCCGGCTCGGGTAGTTGCAGTGAGCACGACGCCGACAGCCGTATGAGGTACTGAGGACGCAACCGGGGGCAGGCTGGTTTACGGCGGGCTCTGCCACATAACGCCGTGGAACGGGGATCAGTGGGCCGGTGGCACCACCGCCCGGGGCGAGTGAGTGTGTTGGTCGGCGTCATGTGCGCGGCGATCCTGTGAGAAGTCGATGGGGTGGGCCTGAGCGTCGACGTCGCGGCGAGTGACAACAGCAATCGAGCTGTCTGACCTGCGCTGTACCGTCATTGGTGTTGCTCCAAGGCTCCGAAGGTTGGCGAGCATCCGGGGGTCCACCGTTGGCGCGGTGGACCCCCAACTCATTGAGTGGGGAATTCGTTGGGGTGGCGGTCACGCCGGGCCCCGGATCACGGCTTGGCCGGTCATCGCGGGGTGACCTTGTCTGGGATGCGCTCGCGGACCTCGGGCACCTCGGCGTGGGGGTCCTGCGACCCCCAGTAGCGCAGGTTCGAGCCGGCGGGGGCCTGCTGCACGACGTCGGCGTCGACGTAGGTGGCCTGGTCGTCCTCGTCGAACCACACGTCCGTGATCTGCCGCATCAGGTTGTCGTTGCCGGGGCCGAGGACCTGGCCGACGAACAGCGTTGCGGTCTTGTCGCCCTTGAACTTCACGCGCGGTACTCCTGCCATCTGGTCGTGAGCCGGACGCCGTGGGCATTGATCCGGACATCGCCATGGGCCTGCATCCACCTGAGCAGCTTGTGCGCGGCTGCGTCGCCCAATTCGGTCTCGTAGACCACCTCCTCGATGACGTCCTCGATCGGGTGGCGCTCGTCGTCCATGAGGATTTCGGCGATCAGCTCGGCCGCGATGCTCATCGTGTTGACCTCGGACAGGTCGAAGTCGCGCCGAGGTTTCAGCGGCGGCGGGTCGAGGGCCGGCCGAGCCGTGTCGAGCTCGGCCGCCTCGCCCGCGGTCAGGGGTGCGGTCATGATTCGGCCTGTGCGAGACGGGCGACCGCCGCAAACATGGTCTGCACGACGTCTTGGAACAGCTCCATGGGCGTTCGGTCGCCGGGCCCGAGGTTGGTCATCTGATGCAGCAAGCGACCGGTGGCGACATAGAACAGCTCCTCTTGTGTGGCGCCGTCCACCTCCTCGCGGAACAACTCGACGAGGTAATCGACCTTCCCGCCGGCATGCGCGAACACCTTGCCGACGTGTTCCACGAGTTCCGCGGGGATGATGGCGCTCATGCCGAGGCCTCGATCGGGCGTAGAGCGAGCTCGGCGCCGTGCTCGCGTTCCTGCGCGGCGATCCACGCGAGCACCGCGGTATCTGATGCGTCGAGGGCCGGCGGGTGCACGTGCGCGAAGTCGGGATAGGCCAGCACGACGTGCGGGCGGCACTGCTCGATCGCGTCGGCGAGCTCGTCGGCCAGCGGCACGTCGTTGAGCAGGAACCCGAGTACGTCGAGCAGCTCGGCGTAGCTGCAAAACATCTGATGCGCCTCGGTATTCGCGCACGCGACGGTGAGCACCTGGCCGATGGTGAACGTCCGGGCAGCCGGCGGCGGGGCCGGTTTGGTGGTATCGGGCTCGTCGCTGAGCATCCGTTCGGTGTCGGTCATGCGGGGGTCTCCTCGGCGGTCTCGGGGGCGGTTGCAGGCAGGCCCATGCCGCGGCGGAACGCGGCGACCTGCTCGGGGGTGACGCCGCGCAACGAGGCGGCGAGCTGACCGAACGCGGCCTCGGCAGCCTTGGCGCGCTCGGCGCGCAGGCGTTCGACCCTGATGTGCGTGCGCCACTCGGTGAATCCCTCGTGCAGGAACCACCCCATGGCCAGGCTCGCGATGACGGCCGCGAACACCGCCAGAATCGACGTCGGCGCAAGCTCGCGCGCCATCGCGACGACCACGGCCAGATAACCGACGGTGACGGCGGCCAATACCCCTAGGTACTTGGCAGGCAATGAGATTGGGCCGGGGCGCTTCACGCTGCACCTCGGTTCGCGTGGCGGGCGCGGGACCGCTTGACGCGGACCCGCCGGTTGGCGCGGCGGGCCCGGTTGGCGTCGCGGTTGCGGCGGCGCCGGTGCTCGACCTCGTCGGCGTGCACGCTGCCCTGGTAGGTGGGCTTGCCTTGCAGCCCGGTGAGCACGCCGCGGGCGAACTCTGTGTCGTACGGGTCGCCGTCGATGTGGCGGCGGCGCGGTGGTGCGGGCTCGTCGTCCTCGACGTTGGTGAAGTCGGCAATGTCGGGCTCGCCTGCGGTGAGGTCCTCGGCAGCCTCGCCGTCGTCGGTCAGGTCGTAGGCCTCATCGAGAACAGGGGCGCCGGTGTACCAATCCGGCGGGGTGGCGACGCCGCGGCCGCCCGAGCAGCGGGTGCTCTTGGTGGCGTGGTGCTGGAAGTCGCCGAAGTCGTCAGACCACTCGATGGCCTGCTCGCAGTTGAGGCAGGGCACGCCCTCGAATGCGCCGGCCTCGTCGAGCGCGACCGCGTCGTTGATATCCAGGCCGTGAAGGTGGGCGTGCACCTTCACGATGCCGCGCGGGGCCTCGGATTGCCGGTTGCGCTGGTACTCGCTCATCCGGGTGGGTTGGCGATGGCGCCGTGCTGCTCGGCGCATCCGGCGGGCCGGGTTAGCTGTCATGTGGGTGTTGCTCCTGTCTTGAGAGTTGTTGTGCTACTGCGGGTCTGGGTTGGAGAAGTTCACGACGTTCGAGCGGTCGATACCGGGGCTGCCGTCGTCGTGCTCGCCGTCGTCGTGGCCCTCGTCGCGGCTGGTGTCGATCAGCTCGCCACCGCCCTCGCCGCCGCTGTCGTCGGTGGCCTCGGGGTTGACGTTCCCCTCGGCGTCGACCATCGCGGGTTGGTTGGCGTTGTCCGGTCGCGCCGAGCCCTTGGGCCAGGCGGCCTCGACGGACACCCCGTAGGAGTAGCGGGTCTCCCCGTCGTCGCGGATGGTCTCGTGCTTGCCGGTCACGGTGCCGTACACCGTGAACTCGACTTGCTGGCCGAGGCTCGGCTCGTCGACGTCGCGCTGCGCGTGCTGGCCAGTGAAACTCACGTAAAAGTCAGCGGGCGCGGTCTGTTTCTTGCTCTTTCGAGGGGCCACGGGTCATCTCTCCTGTTCGGTGGTGGTTGGTTGAAACAGCTGCTCGGCTGTCGCCGGGATGGCCCGGGCGACGTCGCGCAGGGCCTCGGCGACCGCGGTCTCGCCGCGCTGGGCGTAGTCCTCGGCCGCGGTCTCGATGCACTCGACCGAGAAGCTGACGCCGATCCGAACGCACTTGTTGACGGTCTCGACCATCGAGCCGGTGAGCATGGGCCCGAGCAGCTCCTGCGCGAGCTGCTCGGCCTGCTCTTGCTGCGGTCCGGTCACGCGCCACCACCGCCCCACGCGTCGAGCACCTCGGTCAGCGCCTCGGTCATCGCCTTGGTTGGGTTCTTGGTTCGCCGGGCCGCGTAGTCGAGGTCAGCGAGCTTGTTGGCCACCGTGTGCAGGGTTGCGTCGTCGATCGCGTCGATTGCGTCGGGCAGGACGTCGAGGCCACCGAGCTCGGCGACAACCCGGCGCTGGTCGCTGTCGTCGGTCACCTGGCCGTGGGCGAGAAACTTGTGCACCGCGCTCACGTAGTTGGTGCGCTTCTCCTCGCTCATCGGTGGCGGCGGGCCGGGCTCGGCGTCGACGACGGTGGCCTGCTGGGCGCGGGCCGCGCGCTGCGCGTTGCGTGCAGCCCCGGATGCCTTGCGGGACTGTTGTCGCGGCGCACTGGCGGCATTGCTAGGGGCCACTACGGTGTTGCCCGACTCGTCGATGATCTGGCCGTCGAATACGTCGTGCTGCGCGGCATCTTCGAGGATCAGGCCGGCGAAGTCCGCCGGGAATGCCTTGCGCCAGCACAGGGCCTCGGCGCACTTGGCGATCTGGTTGAGTGGCGATTTCTTCCACATTGAGTTCGGCACGTACTGGCCATCGACCAGCACCAGCTGCACGTACTCGGCGTAGTAGAGAACCGAGGTGATTTCGACGCCGTCAGCAATGAGGGTGTACTCGCAGGCCAACGGCGGCTCGGCGTGCGTCCACACCGAGGTCCAGACGCCATCCTTACCGGCATATAGCGGTTGCTTGTGCCCGACCCGCACGCCGTCGCGTTTGGCGGCGCGGTTACCGAGCACCCGCCACCCGTCGATGCCGACCTGAATCGTGAACTTGGTGACCCGGCGTTCCTCGATGCGCTCGTTACCCGTGTCGGGATTGGTAACGCGCACTTTGACTTTGGTGTCACGGCCGACCATGTAGACCTGTCGGGTGAACGGGTCGAGCCCGGTGCGCAGCGCATAGTGGAAGTAGAGATCTAGGTCGGCTTGGTCAGCATGTTCGAGGCTGACTTGGCGCCGGATCGCCCGCTCCTGCGCCTCATTCCACGAGGTCTGTCCGGGGCGGATCGCCAGCGAGGAGCCGCCCGCCGTCGGATCAGGTCCGATGCGAGGACCGGCCTCGGCGGTCTTGGTGGTGGTAGTCACGAGTTCCTCTCCTAGGCGGCAGGCAGGTCGGCGGGGCCGACGGTTTTGACGGGGTAGAACGACACGGAATCGCCGCGGCCCTTGCGGCGTTCGGCAACGCGGATCGGGTTGCCGGTGCCCTGCTCGACGACCGCGTATTGGGCCCGTTCCATCCGCTTGAGCATCACGTTCTTGTGGTAGGCGAACGCCTCGGTTGCCTGTTCGAGATGCTCACGCGCAGAGACGAACTCGTGCGCCTCGTCGGCCGGGATGATGGCGTCGGTGCCGCGGTCAATCTCGGGGTGCAGTGCGCGCAAGCACTGATAGGTGGCCTTGTGGTTGTCCAGCGGCGGGGGCTCGTCGCCGGCCAGCGACTCATGGAACCGGCGGCACTTGGCGATGATCCACGCGGCGAACTGGCGGTCGTATTCGACGGTGTAGATCCGGTGCTGGAAATACGGGCCGACGGCCAGGAGCTCGCCGGGGATTTCGGTCCAGCCGGTGAACAGCATCAGCGCGATTACCTGCGCGTGATAGTCGTCGGGCAGATCGCCGGTCAGGTCGTCGCCCCACACCTCTAGATCGGTGAGGTTGCGGGCGAGCTTGAACTCGACGACGCGGCGGGATGCGCCGCTGACGCCGCGGCGGTCGAGCGTTGCGACGCAAGGGAAACCGAACTTTTCGGGGTCCACGTGCGCCTGTACCTCGCCGGGCGAGAGTTTCCACGCGGGCCGGTCGTCGCGGTACAAGCCATCGGCCAACGGCTCGACCCGATGGCCCATCCGAAACGCATCTTTGGGCGCCTCGGGCGGCACGAGGCCCTTCATGCGGTGCCACAGGCCGAACGCTGACTCGTAGCGGCTCACCGGGTCGCCGGGCTCGCCGAGGATCGCGGCGACCTTGGACGGGGTAATCACCTTGAGCCAGTCGGGCGAACCGGGATGGATGAACTCGGGATCGCGCGGCGTGTAGAACTTCACGCCCTCGGGGTGCCGCCTCACAGCGCACGGTCCGGAACGTTGCGGACGGGCATACCGTCGAGGTCGCCGGGCAGCATGGCGCCCGGTGCGTTGTAGCGGGCCTGCACCTCGGCCCACACCGTGGGGTACATCGCGCGCAGCGTGGCCGCGTTGGCGGTGTCGGCGCGCTGCATCGCGGCCATGATCAGCGCGTAGAACGGCACGTCCGCGGCGACCAGCTCGCGGGCCTTCTCGTAGTCGTAGAAGCTCATTGAGCGATCCCCTGTTCGATCAGGTCGGCGATATCGGTCGGGACGTTCCACATGCCCATCTGGCCGGTGGCGTAGATCGGTGACGGCAGTGCGTGCGGGTTCTCCAACACGAGGTGAGTGACGTTGCGGCGCGAGCGGCCGCCGTGCTCGACGTAGGCCGATTCACCCCATGGGCGGCAGCAGCCGGCATCGGGGTGGCAGTCGACCAGGTCGACGACGCCGATGATGGCGCCGCGAGCGGACCATGCCTCGGCGTCGAACAATGCGCCGCCGTTGGCGGTGGCGCGGTCGAACGCCTCGCCGATCAGGTCGGATGCGCCGCCGTGTTCGGACCACCGCTTGCCCGCGTGGATGGCGAGCGGCCCGCGGTATTGCCACAGTTGTGTGCGGTTCTCAATCAGCTTGCCGCCGTGGATGATTGCCCACGCCCACGGTGGTTGAACGGTAAGTGCGCGCATCACGAGGCGGCCGCCATCCGGCGCTGGGCGCGGCCGAGGGCGTCGGAGAAATGGATCGTGTAGCGGGCGGCATATGCGGCTTTTGAGACGAACGGGCGGTTACCGACGCCGAACCGGCGCTCGCTGATCTTGCAGCGCGCCAACCGCTTTGACAGCGTGTTGAGCGGGACGCCCAGCGCCTCGGCGATGTGCTCGTCGAAGTGTCCGAGGTTGCGGTGGTCGGCGACGATTTCGACGAACTCGCGCTCGTACTTGGACCATTGCGGGTTGACGACGGGTGGCAGGCCGTCGGGCTGCGCGTTGGGGTCGTCGATGTGGCCGGCGGTGTCCTCGTCGTCGACCGCCCACGCGAGCGGAGCGGCGAACCGGTGACGGCGGCCGAACTCGCGGGCCTCGGCGCAGTCGCCGGGGATCGCCTGCCACTGGTCGAACAGTTCGGCCAGGGCGGCGGCGAGGTCGCCCGGGACGATTTCGGGGCGACCGAGTGCGAGCTCGGCGAGGTCGCCGCCGGTGTAGCCGAGGTTGATGCGGTCGGCGATGCCCTCGAACGGGTGGCCGATCCGCACGAGGGCCCGCAGGCGGCGCACCGCGCCGAGGGCCGGGACGAACAGCACCTCGGGGATCGGTACGGCCATGATCGGGTTGGCGATCGAGGTCGAGAAGCGGCGGCGCTGGTCGAGCTGGCGGTCGCGGTCCCTGAGTAGGTCGGTGAGGCGGTAGGGCCGGATGCCGGCGGCGTGCGCGATCGTGCGCGGCGTGTGTCCGGCGGCGAGCAGCTGGTCGACGTGGGCCAGTACCGGCTCGGCGGGTACTCGCTGTGTGCTGGGCTTGTTATGTTGCGTCGTGAACACGGGGTTTCGGTCCTCTCGTGATTCAGTTGGAGCGCCGGCCTGGTGAGCACCCGGGCCGGCGTTTGGCGTTTACGGGCTGGTTGGGGTGTCCGCCGGGGGGATCGGGGGGACATCACCCCCGGCGGCCCCGTCCGTGGTCGTCGGGGGAACCACGGACGTCTCAATTGCTGCCGCGACGGTCAGCGCGGCATCGAGCGCGACCTCGGCGAACCGGCGGGCAGCCCGCTCGTCGCCGATGGCCGGGAAGTTTTCGAGGAGCGCGTCGGCGGCGCCGTCGAGCACCTCGCCGAGCACCTCGGGCGGCGCGTCGAGCAGCGCGGCGAAGTGCCCGTCCGGATCCGTGACTGGACCGGCTGCCAGGTCGACGACGTTGGTAACCGACGTCGGCATGGCGAACAGCCGACCCGTGGGGATGGTTGACAGCGAGTAGCCGCCCTGCGGATCACCCTCGATCAGGAGCGGGGGCGATTGGAGCGCGTCGCGAATGTCCTCCAGGACGCCGATCAGCTTGCGCTCGAACGGCGACATCTTGGCGTTGGTGTGCGCTTCGATACCAGCTGCCAGCCGCTCGGCTGCCTCGGCGCCAGCCGCAGCGGCGGCGGCCTCGACTGCCGGGTCTTGTGCCCACGCCATCAGAAGCGCGACGTCTCTTCGAGGGCGCGCAGCGATTCGGCGATGGAAACCACCGCGTGCGCGATCGCGAAGAGGACGGGGTTGTCCCCGGTGCCCTCGACGGTGGCCAGGTGGTGCTTGGCGGTGTCGATGTGATCAGTGCCCACGGTGCTTGTGTCCTCTCGGTGGATGGTTGCTGCGGTACCGCCGCAGCTCGGCGGGTGTCAGGTGCCACAACTTCGAGCCGGGAAACGGGATCGGGCACCGGGGGCCGACAGCGAGGTGCACCTGCATCCGCCACGGGCCCGCGCCCAGATCGGGGTTAGCGAGGACGACCAGGCCGCAACCGCGGGGGCATTCGAGGAGCTCGGGCAATTCCTGGTCCGGGCACACCACGGCGGTCATGCGGAGGCCTCGGCGCTCTGCGCGAGGAGTGCCTCGACATCGCCGCGGCGGAATCGCCGCTGACCGCCTGGCGTCCTCGTTGCACTGATGCGGCCGGCGCGCTCCCAGCTGCGGACGGTGCCGACGGTGACGCCGAACAAGTGAGCAACTTCACCGATGGCCAATCGGGCATCTGCGGGGTTCGGGCTGTCTGCCATGCCCGCCAAATTAGTTATAACTAATGAAACATGTCAATCACTGAGCTCATGCGTGTTGCCTAATCGCAACCACATATTGCAGCTTTTGTCAGGTATCGCTACATTTGCGGCTATGAGTATCGCTACTGAGAGCTATGCCAACCCGGCCTGGGACTTCTCGGACCGGATACGAAAAGTCCGCCGGGCCATCGCGAAGATGACGCAGGCGGACATGGCCAAGGAACTTGGCGTTTCACAAAAGGCTTACGCGGCGTGGGAGTCGGGTTTGAGCACGCCGGCTGACATCGTGGCGGTGGCCAAGCGCATTGCATTCCGCTGGCGCGGCCAGGTCACGGCATCGTGGCTGCTCGGCGTTGAGGAACGTCCGACGACGCCCCCCGACGGGGGTGGAGAGAGCCACCCGGGGGAATCGAACCCCCGACCTATTCATTACGAGTGAATTGCTCTACCGACTGAGCTAGGGTGGCGCGCCCCACCGAGGCGGGGCGGGACGAGTCTACGGGACGCGTCCGGTGCAGCCAAAGTCAGTTCCGTTGTCCGGCGCGCAGGGCCTGACCCATGGTCGCCACCATGGCGTCGACCGCGAACTTCGGCTTGACGTTGGTGGCCAGCGCCTCGCGGCAGGCCAGCACCGCCTCGATGCACCGCAGCAGCTGGTCGGCGGGCACGTGGGCGGCCATCGCGGCGGCCTTGTCGGCCATGTCCGGATGGTTGGCCGACGCAGCGCCCGAGGCGCCCGACGACACCAGCAGCGCATCGCGGAAATAGGTGGCCAGGTCGATCAGCGCCCGGTCCAGCGCGTCCCGCGAGGCCCGGGTCTGCCGCGACTTCTGCCGCTTCTCCAGGTCCTTCAGCGCGCCCGCGGCGCCCCGCAGCGCCCCCGCCGCACCCTTGCCCGTGCCACCGGCGCCCAGCGCCGTCTTGAGCTCCTCGGTCTCGGTCTCGTTGCGGCCGGCCGTCAGGGCCACCGCTTCGGCCTCGGCCGAGGCGACGAGCTCCTCGACGGCGGCATACGCCCGCGTCGGCGTCGCCGCGTCCCGGGCCAGGCCCAGGGCCCGCTCCCGGCGCGACCGCGCCTGCTCGTCGGTGGCGAGCCGGCGGGCCCGGCCGACGTGTCCTCCGCTGACCGACGCCGCCCAGCGCGCGTCGGCCTCGGACAGTCCGTCGTTCTCGACCAGGACCTGCGCGATGGCGTCGACGCGCGGCGTCGTCAGCGCGACGTGCCGGCACCGCGAGCGCAGCGTCACCGCGATGTCCTCGGGGTCGACCGACGGCGCGCACAGCAGGAACACCGTCGACGGCGGCGGTTCCTCGACGACCTTCAGCAGCGCGTTGGCGGCGCCCTCGGTGAGCCGGTCGGCGTCTTCGACGACGACGATCTGCCAGCGGCCGGTGCCGGGCCGGCGGGACGCGGTCTGCACGATGGCGCGCATCTCGTCGACACCGATGGACAGCCCCTCGGGAATCACGCGCCGCACATCGGCGTGAGTGCCCGCCATGGTGGTCGTACAGGCGCGGCAGGACCCGCAGCCCGGACCGCCCTCAGTGGCCTCCGCAGTGCACTGCAGCGCCGCAGCAAAGCACACCGCGGCGATGGACCGGCCCGAACCGGGCGGCCCCGTGATCAACCACGCATGCGTCATGCTGCCGGTTGTGAGCCCGCTGTGAGCCGAATCACCCCGGGCCGCCCGCGCGGCGGCCACCAACTCGGCTTCCACGGCATCCTGGCCGACCAAACGCGAGAAAACTCCGCTCATCGCGCCCCACAGTAACCGTCGCGTGCGACACGAACCTGCGCGCAGCGGCAATATCCGTCGCCCAGGCCCGATACGGTTAGCGGGTGGCCACCGAGGTAAAGCACATCGGGCGAATCAGGGGGTTCGTCCGATGGGTGGCGCGCACGCCGTGGCCGGTGTTCACGCTGAGCCTGCTGCAGGCCGACATCATCGGCGCACTGTTCGTTCTGGGCTTCCTGCGGTTCGGTCTGCCGGCCGAAGACCGCATCCAGCTGCAGGACCTGCCGGCGGTGAATCTGGCGGTGTTCCTGACCGTCCTGTTCGTCTCGTTCGTCGTGGCGGCGTGGCTGAGTCTGCGGCTGCTGATCCCCGTGATCCGCTGGCAACGGCGCGACACCCTGCACGGCGACGCAGACGACCCCGCATTCACCGAGCTGGCCCGGACCCGGGCCCTCAAGATGCCGTACTACCGGACGCTGATCAGCGTCGGGAACTGGTTCCTCGGCTCGGTGGTCTTCATCATCGCCAGCTGGCCGGTGGCGAGCCGCTCGGCGCCGTTCGTCGCCGTGGCCAGCGCGCTCGGCGCCACCGCCACCGCCATCATCGGCTACCTGCAGTCCGAGCGCGTGCTGCGGCCCGTCGCGGTCGCGGCGCTGCGCGACGGTGTGCCCGAGAACTTCCGGGCCCCCGGCGTCATCCAGCGCCAGGTGCTGACCTGGGTGCTGTCGACGGGTGTGCCGCTGCTGGCGATCATCGTGGCCCGGCTGGCCGGCCAGTACACGACCTTCATCGCCCAGAACGACCAGCTCAACACCCCCATCCTGCTGCTGGCGATCACCGCGCTGGCCGTCGGCCTGGCCGGCAACATCCTGGTCGCCATGTCGATCGCCGATCCGCTCCGCCAGCTGCGGTGGGCCCTGGGCGAGGTGCAGCGCGGTAACTACAACGCGCACATGCAGATCTACGACGCCAGCGAGCTGGGCCTGCTGCAGGCCGGGTTCAACGACATGGTGCGCGACCTGTCCGAACGGCAGCGGCTGCGCGACCTGTTCGGCCGCTACGTCGGCGAGGACGTCGCGCGCCGCGCCCTGGAGCGCGGCACCGAGCTGGGCGGCCAGGAGCGCGATGTCGCGGTGCTGTTCATCGACCTGATCGGGTCGACGCAGCTGGCGTCGACGCGGCCCGCCGCCGAGGTCGTGTCGATCCTCAACGAGTTCTTCCGGATCATCGTGGACACCGTGAACCGGCACGGCGGCTTCGTCAACAAGTTCCAGGGTGACGCGGCGCTGGCCATCTTCGGCGCACCCATCGAGCACCCGGACGCCTCGGGCGCGGCGCTGGCCGCGTCCCGTGAGCTGCACGATGAACTGGTGACGGTGCTGGGCACCACCGAGTTCGGCATCGGGGTGTCCGCGGGCCGGGCCATTGCCGGCCACATCGGCGCGCTGGCGCGCTTCGAGTACACCGTGATCGGCGACCCCGTCAACGAGGCCGCCCGCCTGACCGAGCTCGCCAAGCTCGAGGAGGGCCACGTGCTGGCATCGGCCATCGCGGTCAGCGGCGCGCTGGATGCCGAGGCACTGTGCTGGGACGTCGGCGAAACCGTCGAGCTACGCGGCCGGTCCGCGCCGACGCAGCTGGCGCGGCCTGTCGGTTTGGCCAGCTCCCACGAGATCGCCTAAATACCGACGCCTTAGCATTGGGCGCAGTTGTTCACGGGGCGACGAAATCGAGGGACAAATGCCACTCGCCGGGGTGCTGTTGTTGGGTTTGCCGATCTCGGTGCTCGTCGGGGTGATATTCGGGTCGGTGATCAACCATCTCGGTAACAAACGTCGACCGATCGAGCTGATCGGGTGCGGGCTCGCCGGCGGTGTCATCGGCTCCGCGCTCGCCGGAGCATTGAGCTTTCTGGTGCACGCTCTCGGCGGCAACGGCCTGCCGGACTTCATCTACTACCCGTCGTTCTGGGTGCCGCCCATTCTCTTTCCGGTTGCCGGGGCATTCGCGCTGCCATGGTTCATCAACCGCCGCATCCAGCCGCCCGTCGTCAAGGCCGCGCCCCCGCCCGTGCCCGTCGGCGTGGTGGCCCAGCCGCCGCGCGGCGCCGTCGGCTACACCAACGAAGGCGAGCCCGTATTCCCTGTCGTTGGGTACACCGCCGCCGGGCTACCCGTCACTGCCAATCACATGGCCACTGCCACAACGGCTTTCAACCCCAAGACCAACACCATGGCGATCGTCGCCCTGGTCCTCGGGGTCGTATTCCCCCTGGCCGCCATCCCGTTCGGACACGTCGCCCGTTCACAGATTCGTCGCACCGGAGAACAGGGCGGATGGATGGCGATCGTCGGACTGATCCTGGGCTACCTCACCGTGGCGTCGGCCATCGCGATGGGCGCACTCTTGCTCTGGGCCTACAGCTAAGCGCGCGGCATTTTCAACACCCGGTTTGCGTGGCTGTCGACGACATAGACGTTGTTCTTCGAATCCACGACGATACCGTCAGGTCTCTCAATTCCCTTGAACGGCAACACCGTCGGAATATCGGACCCCGGCGGCAACGCCAAAACCCGGTTAGTGCCGCCGTCACTGTATTCCGAGGCATACACGGTGCCGTCCTTGCCCACGGCGACGTCGATGGGATGAAAGAGATCGCCGAACGGAAGTTCGGTCGGTGTACTCGATCCCGGTGCCAGCTTCAGCACCCGACTGCTGAGCCGATCAGTCACATAGACGGTGCGGTCACGGCCGACGGCAACATCAGTGACACTGCCGAGATCATTGAACGGCAATGTCACCGGGGTCTCCGATCTGGACGACAGTGCTAACACCCGGTCGTGATTGTTGTCGGTGATGTATACAGTGCCGTCAGAATCGACCGCAATCCCCTCGGGGTAATCGAGACCGGTGAATGGTAACCTGGTCCGCGCGTGTGACTGCGCATCGATCCGGCTGATCGAGTCATCGCGTCCCACGACATACACATTGCCCGTTGCGTCGG